TGGGATCGATAGCAAGCGCAGGTTCGGGCATCAAGATTCCAAGCATCGCGTTGAATACTACCGATAGAAGCAGTATATCAGGTGCTATCACTAGCCAATTGGGCGATCCTGCTATACCTCCACCTAAGTTCGGAGAAGTAGATGAGGCTGCTAAGGGTAAGATAGAAGACTTAGAGTCGCAAAAACTTGAGTTTATATTAGAGACGGGTAGGTTAGTAGTAGAAAGCAATAAAGCAGAAGCAAAAATGATTGAAGAATTAGACAAATATTTGACAGCGCAGCAGAGTTTACCTGCAGGAGATCCTGCAATACAAAGCGCCAAATCTGCTTATGATGCATCGATAGCAGCATATACAGGAATACAAGATCAAATAGTAAAACTTAACGAACAATTTCCTGCAGTGGCTCTAGCAGTATATGGAAATTCATCATCTGCAACTAATTCTGCAACTACAAGCAATAGTACAGTGACATCGATCACTACTAAGGTAATTCCAGGTCAAGCGTAAAAATCAATTATAAATAATGATATGGCACAATATATAGGATTCTCTACATTAGGAGCGAACAAACCAAAGACCACAAACTCTCCGCCTGGGATAGACGGTGGAGTGGGTTCTTTAGTAAATCCTATATACCCCGGAAAGAAGTTTAAGTTGACGGATTCTAATTTAGTCGTCCAAGATTTAGTAAACAGCCTTAATATAAGACAGGGAGAAAAGGTCGGACAGCCCGATTATGGAACTACATTATGGAATTTCGTGTTTGAACCCAACACTCCCGATGTACAATTTAGTCTTGAAAATGAGATAGCCAGGATAGTAAGTTTAGATCCTAGGATCGTTTTAAACTATGTTAGAGCATATCCTCAAGAGAATGGCATACTGTTAGAAGTAGAAATAGCGATACAACCATTCAATGAAGCCACTTTATTAAGCGTGTTTCTAGATAGCACTACGAACACTGCTAACATACAATAATCTTAAAAACCACGGTTTTCGGATTTGATAAATAATTAAATCAGAGAGTGATTATGGCTAAAAGTTCTAGACAAGCAGCATTATTCGGTGTAAACGATTGGAAAGCGATCTATCAAACCTTTCGTGAGGTAGATTTTCGCAGTTACGATTATGAAACACTACGCAAGAGTTTCATAGACTACCTGCGCGTCTACTATCCTGAAACATATAACGACTATATCGAATCGTCAGAATTCATAGCATTGCTTGACGTCATGGCATTCATGGGGCAAGGTCTTGCGTTTAGAAATGATTTGAATGCGCGTGAAAACTTCATAGACACAGCCGAACGCCGTGATAGCGTCATCAAATTAGCAAATCTTGTTAGTTATACACCTAAGAGAAATATATGTGCTGAAGGTACATTAAAGATCACTAGCATAACAACTAGCCAGGATATTACTGACTTCAATGGAGTGAACCTAAGCAATGTTCCTATATTATGGAACGATCCGGCAAACGCTAACTGGTTCGAACAATTCAATACAATATTGAATGCTACATTGATCAGTTCTCAGAGAATAGGTCGTCCTGGTAATGTAAGCGATATCTTAGGTGTCACTACTGCTGAGTATAGTATGCAGATACCAGAAGGAAGTCTGCCTATCGTACCATTTACTAGCACAATAGACGGTCAGAATATGAATTTTGAGTTGGTCAGTGTGACTAGCGTTGATGAAGATTATCTATACGAGATTCCACCTGCACCAACGGAAAAATTCAATTTCTTATATAAAAATGACAAGTTAGGATTTGCAAGTTCTAACACTGGATACTTTGTCTATTTCAAGCAAGGTGTATTGAACAATTATGATTTCGTGCTAGAGCAACAGATCAGTAACCAAGCCGTCAATGTTGATATCCAAGGTATCAATAATACTGATACATGGTTATATCAATTAAACACGAATAACAATAGCAGATTGCTTTGGGAAAAAGTAGATAATGTGTATGCTGATGCTTATCTACAAACAGAGACTAGCAAGAAAAACATTTTCAGCGTCAACTCAAGATTTAACGATCAGGTCACATATGTATTTGGTGACGGTGTGTTCAGCAATATTCCAGTAGGAACATTCAGAGCATATGTTCGCGCAAGCAATGGCTTGACATACACTATCGACATCAATGAAATGCAGGGCATCAGCGTTGCATTCACATACATCAGTCGCACAGGTCGCGCAGAGACATTGACTCTTGGTCTATCATTGACACAGCCAGTAAGCAATGCACAGGCACGCGAAAGTATCGCTAGCATCAAACAACGCGCACCAACCCGTTATTATACACAGAATCGCATGGTAAATGGCGAAGATTATAATAATTTCCCATTCACATTATATTCATCAATCATAAAATCAAAAGCGGTTAACCGTAGCAGTATCGGTGTCAGCAAAAACCTCGATTTATTAGATCCTACAGGCAAATACTCAAGCATCACTAACTTAGGTAGCGATGGTGGAATATGGGAAAATGAAAACCCAGGTTCTGTAAATCTAAATGTTTTAAATTCAAGCAGCGTCATATCATTCTTTACAGAAACACTAGCGGCTATATTATCTGATAATAGATCAGTACAATATTATATCAATGCTACCGCTGATGCGACACAAACTAACTATAATAGATATAATTTTCCTTCTGGCAGCAACGCGACTTATTTTAATACTAGCAATACCAATGGCAATAGCGTCAATGGCTATTTTTATATTTTAGATAATACAATACAGACTCCAGTAATGTTAGGAGCAAATACAGACAGCACAAGAAAATATATTTCAAAAGGTGCTTTGTGTAAATTTGTCGCTCCGATTGGATATAGTTTTGATCAAAATAATAGATTGACTACAGTTTCTAGCCCAACAAATAAATCTTACATATGGACTACTGTTCTTAATGTATCCGGTGATGGTAGCAATACAGGTCAAGGAAACTTCAGTAATGGAGTGGGCCCGGTAACATTAAATGGTTATGTGCCAAACGGCGCAGTATTAAGCACTGTCATACCTGCTTGGGATAATAGTCTTCCTGTAAGCATCATACAAGAAGCCATATTAAGAATCGAACTACAACAAGATTTTAGTTTAGTATACAACAATAGTAGAATCGACAATGGTCGTTGGTCTATAGAATTAGGACAACATAATGATTGGTTCGTATATTTTAATAATATCGCAGACAACACTTATGTCGTACAATATCGCTCATTAAGATATTATTTCGGTAGCGTAGATGAGACAAGATTCACATATGCATTAAATGAACTTGTATATGATCCTTTTAGTGGAAAGATATTGCAAGACTTTATTAATGTCTTGGGGTTGAACACTCAACCAAACAGCACTTCAGCATTAGGCAACGATATTCCTGTGACAATCATTGGACAAACCGTAGAGAGCGATGGTTATGTAAATGATTTTGAAGTTGAAGTAGCAAGCACAGATGTCAATAATAACTTACTTGTAGTAAATCCTGACTTCTTCACTGAGATCACAGGCGTCGTACCCGGAAATGCAAATATCGGTAAATATGTTTTCTTTGAAACTATACAAGATGCAGTAAATCTCACAAGACAGCAGATAGTTCCTAGCACTGATATCATATATTCTTATGCTATCAAGAGCCAGATCGAAGTCATAAAATATGATTATCCAGTAGGTCAATTATATTATGCATATACAGATAACAAATTTTATAAATCTGTACAAGATGCTACGGTAACACAAACAAGTTATATATTAGTAGAACAAACTAGTTATTCTGTCAAACCAGGCAGACAAGGTTTGAATTACTTGTACAGACACAATAGCAACAACACTACACGCATCGACCCATCTACTACAAACATCATCGATTTGTATGTAGTGACACAGGCATATTATACAGCATATCAAAATTATATTCAAGATACTACAAACACTGTACCAATGCCAAGCAGACCAACTATCAATGAGTTGAATGCAGAGTATGGACAATTACAAGATTACAAAATGTTGAGTGATAGTGTGGTATTAAATAGTGTAGTGTTCAAGCCTTTGTTTGGACCTAAAGCACAAAGCGCATTACGCGGTACTATCAAAGTCATCAAGACAAGTGATACGACTGCTAGCGATAGTGATATTAAGAGTGCGGTATTAACAGCGATGAATAATTATTTTGACATCAACAATTGGAATTTCGGAGACACATTCTTCTTCAGCGAACTCAGCGCCTATCTACATAATGAGTTAGGCGATATCATCAGTAGTGCTGTGTTAGTACCAAATGATCCAACTGAGCCTTTCGGAACATTGTATGAGATCAAATGCACACCATTTGAGATTTTTGTTAACGCAGCAACCGCGAATGACATTAGAGTTATCGCAGCACTAACACCAGATCAATTGCAAGTAGCATAAAATGACTAGAATAAGAACACTTGAGTTTTTACCACAGATATTCCAGACTGAAACTAACAGTCAGTTTTTGGGTGCCACATTAGATCAATTAGTCAATCCTCCAGTCACAAAAAAGATTCAAGGATTTATAGGAAGCAAGATCGGTTATGGTGTCGATGCCAAAGATTATTATGTCACAGAACCAAATAAAGTTCGTACAGATTATCAATTAGATCCAGGAGTTATCTTCCTCAAGGACAATGAAACCACTGCAAAAGATTTCATCAGTTATCCTGGAATCATAGACGCTTTACAACAGCAAGGCGCTATCACAAAAAATAATAATGATCTATTCACTAGTCAATTTTATAGTTGGGACAGTTTTACCGATTTAGATAAAATCATCAACTATAATCAATACTACTGGATACCAACAGGACCACCCGCTGTAAGCGTATCTGCGTCAATAGTTTATAATCAGGATGACTTTGTAGTAACCCCTACTGCAAATTCATATAGCATTAAGGCATTAGGCAGCGCAGAAGAAACCAATAATCCTACATTAACTTTGTTGCGCGGTGGCACATATAATTTCTTGGTAGATCAAGATAGTCAATTCTGGATACAAGGAGAACCTGGTCTCAGCGGTTATAGCGCGAACCAAGAAAATCTTTATGTAAGAGATGTTTTCGGCGTCACGAATAACGGTGCTAGCCAAGGTGTTGTCACATTCAATGTACCCGAGAAAGATGCACAGGATGAATTTAATTTACCTGGAAACAACACAGTAAGTGTTGTAAGCAGAAAAACATTTAGTCAATTATTAGGATCACCGGCATCAGAAGGTATCGATGGCATCACATTCCTTAACTTAAGAACAGTATTGTTCTATGATACAAGCATACCTAACGAAATCGTTAATGTCGGAGGTGTCAATTATAATGTAAATGATTATTTTTGGACTATACGAGTTCAAGGAGGAATCATAACACAATTACTACCTACAGAATTGATTCCATCTGAACAAAAAATCACAGTGCTTTATGGTAATGACTATGCGGGTTTAAATTTCTTTAAGTCAGCATCCGGTGTTATAACACAAGTACCATATCTGTCTGCTGTGTTAGATACACTATATTATCAGGATGGTACTAATGCTAACAGAGTTGGCGTGATACAGTTGATCGAAAACAACGAAACAAACACTATCGATGTCAATAATGATATATTAGGTAAAAAAACTTACACAAGCAAAAACGGCATAGTATTCACTAATGGTTTAAAAGTTGAATTTGATGGAGATGTCATACCTGTAAGTTATCTGCAAGGTGAATATTATGTAGAAGGTGTAGGAACCGCTATCGAATTGATTCCAGTAGAATCATTGAATGTACCAGAACCGTTCACTAGTCAACAAGCAAGTCCATATGACATATTGAACTATGATATTGGTCCATATGATGAAGGTTTGAATATACCTGAGACGCAAGATTATATAACGATTGCCAGAAATAGCATCAATAAAAATGCATGGTCGCGCAGCAATCGTTGGTTCCATATTGATGTCATCAATGCGACCGCAGATTATAATAATAATCCACAGATCGCTATCGACCTCGCGCTGCCTGAAAACAAGGCAAAGAGACCTATCATTGAATTTTATCCTAATTTGAGATTATTCAATAACGGTATTATCGGTAAAGATAACATCGATTTCTTAGATAACAGAACAGAAAATGCATTTGAGTTCGTAGAAGGTCAACAGACTTATTATCCTGATGTTCAGACATATACTGAATATACCGGTACAGTAAACGCTAATGCTAGCGCCATTGATCTATCAGGTGTCTTGCAGGATCAGTATTATCAGATCGATAGTTTAGGAAATACACAAAAAGATACTTGGTTAAATCTCGGCGCAGAATTAGATGTTGATGGTAATTTCTTGACCGGTACTGAATATATCATTTATGATCTAGGATCAACTACTCAAGATGACTGGAGCATTATAGCAGGCACTAATAACATATTCACGGACGAGATCGTTGCTGGAGTATGGTATGAGATATTGATCGTAGGTAGCACAGATTGGAACTCAGTTGGTTGCTTCACTCCGCCGGCACCCGGCGTCATATTCCAAGCGACTGGTCCTGCAGGGGGAACAGGTAAAGTTAAAAGATATACAGCAGCAGGGTATAGCCCATATATTCCAGATGAAGTTTTCACTTGCGGAGCACCAACCGGCGACACAATCGGTGACGGTGAAGCATTTAAAATTCTGTTTAAATCTACAGGTCAAGGCTATACGCAGTCAACATTTATAGCAGGTTATCAGTATACTATCGCTGTAGTAGGTAATACTCAGTGGGCTAACATAGGATGGATTGCTGATTATCCAGGTGATGCGCCGCAACCCGGTGACACATTTACAGCCGCTTGGCCTTCATCGTTGGGGACTACACTTACTGTATACGGTACAGGATTAGCGATTCAAGGTAACGGTCAGGTATTACAAAAAACTACGACCACTGTGTCTGTACCGGCTGCTGACATCGTTACAGGAACATTCAGCCAAGGTTTATGGATCAATGATATAAAGATAGACGCAGCAAGCGTATTACCTGCAGGTACGCGAATATTATCCATAGACGATACAAGTCCTGACTTTGAGATGACTGTTTATTGGCCTATACCTAGCGATTCTATATCTTCAAGCACTGATGTTTCTTTTGTAGCAAACCCAAAAGATAATGCTGATTTACAGTTGTTCCCAGGCGCAAGAGTTGTATTTGCTAAAGATACTAACTTGAATGTAAGAAATAAAATCTATATCGCAGAATTCAATAACACGGGTGCTACAAGTTTCCCTGCTATCACATTGACTGAGGCAGTTGACAGTCCTGTTTTAGAAGATGATCAATTTTCTATCAAAAACGGTTTTAATTTCGAAGGCTTAGTAGTTTATTTCAACGGAGAATATTATTCTGGTACTGTTGATGATTTTGCTCAAGCGCAGCAAAAGACAACAGTTAATCAGGCCCCAAGATTTGACTTGTTTGATGAAAATGGAATTAGTTATGGAAATAATTCTGTATATCCATCAACTACATTCGATGGTTGTAAATTATTCAACTATAAGTTAGGTGTTGGTGTAAGTGACGCTGTTTTAGGTTTCCCTATCAGTTTCAGTTCGATTAATAATGTGGGTGACATTACTTTTGAGATATCATTGTATACTCAAAAGTTTGATTATGTCAGTGGTGGAAATTCGATAACCAGTGATGTCAAAAATGGTTTTGTTTATGACTATAGTTCTAGAACAGATTTTACAAGATTGACTGGTTGGCAGACTGCTGTTGCTACTAGTAAACAATATCAAGT